CTAGTCCAGGGATCTCCTTAGAAAGGAGGTACCCACCTCGTTTTGATGTAGACGTTACGAGGACGTCCAGCACGTTCCAAGTGACTCTCGTCGAACGCGGGTTCTACGCCACGCTTGAGAAAGTACTTGAGCAGAGCACCGGAACCCTCGAGAGGATCTCGAGGAGAACGGGATGATACAACCATCGCCTTAACCAAAGGACGATGGAGGTACTCGTCTTCTTTCTCAGAAACATAACCAAGAAAGGAGTGACGACTCAGCGCCGGACTAGTCGGAAGAACTTTAGGATACCATTTAGATATCTTTTCGATCTTCTGATCAATCCACTTAACCGTCTCCCAGCAACCAGCAAAATAAAGTTGGTTGCGGAATTCGATAGTGGAAACTAGCTCGGCAACCTGCTGCCGATGTGAAGGGAACATACGTCGAACCTTGACAATGGAAACGTCATGGCCTCGGTAGTACTCCTTCCCGCAAGACTCACGGAACGAACCGTTCCAGAAAGACTTGCTGAGACCAACTCGAGCACCGTAGTGCTCGAGGAGATCTACAACGGTATGCACATAATCCACAGGGATGACAATGTCATCCCCGTAGACGCGCACCCTACCAAGGAAATCAGTAACATCAGATTTCTTGGTAAAATGGTGTCCTTGCTCTTTCTCAATCGCTAAGAAGATAATGGTCAAAAAGACCATAGCCTCGAAGGGAAAGCAAAGAGCCGAACCCATAGACGCGAACTTGGCAAGGGGGATAACCCCATGACCAGGTACAGAGGCCCGCTCAGACCGACATGCAAAGACCGCCCTCTCAGAAAGAGGATGATCAAGCATGAGAGTCTTAACGAGCTTAGAAGAGACGCGATCGGAGGCCTCACTCAAGTCGAGAGTGGCCAAGGTTCCATCAAAAGAACCTTTCTGAGCCAGATCCTGGTTAGGAATCTGGGACTCAGTTCCGATGAACCCATTCAAGTAAGAAGAATGGATATGTTGCATAATCACCTCAAGCAGACCTTGCTGTACGTACTGTACAGAGGAAGGCTCAATGGCGATTATACGCGGTCCCTTCTGCGTCTTAGGAACTGAGATAACCCTAGAGGGAATCTCAGAACCGGGTTCGTGGAAGTCGATACCGTCATCCTCATAGCTAGAGGAAATAAATCTAGCGTTAGGATAGAGGAAGTCTCCAACATGGAAGACCTCCTCGAGGCGGTCGGTCCAGTACTGGCTTTGGTACTTACCGTTTGAGGTAAGTCTCTCAGCAACAGCACCAGGACCGTGTTTAGGGACAATTTCTTCAGCAAAGATCTTACGATCTAAGCAAGAGAAAAGATCCGAAAACAAAAGTCGAGCCATACGGCCAAATTCGGAAATGCTAGAATTAGGCAGACAGGCTGAGACATTTTCGACTTCCATATCACATTGTACATAGTCTGACATAGCCTTGCGCTCCCTCTCAGGAGAGCACGGTAGAATCATCTTGCCAAAGATCATAGTCAAATGTCTAATGGCAAGAATTGATTCAATGTCAGGCTCGGACAAAAGGACACCACTATCGTAATCGAACACCTGCTCCGTGAAACCTCTCAAAAACGAGGGGAGACACGATCCTGACTTTCGAAAAGAAAGAAAGGATTTGGGAACAACGAACCCCTGGTCAAGACAATACTGAAAGTCTTTTCCAAAGGTTGGAAGGGTAATCGTAAGAAACGATAAACCCTCGTGTTCGGTTCGCTCATGGACGGTTTTAATGTCCATGGTGGTGCTAGTGCTACACCTGCTAGCCATTTCATTGGCTAACACATTCCAGAGTGCAATCAGGCTTTTCATAATTCCTCCTAATAGAGGTTATTATCCTTAGCCTGCCGCACTGAAGGGAGAACATTCATTTACGGATCACTTAAAGGTGATCCAGAATGTTCAGGCCTATGAAAAGCCCACCGAGTGCCAGCAAAACCACGATGATCAAAAAGATCGTCACGGCATGCTGTTGCCCGGCAGTTGCATGGTGGTAATCATAATCACCGCGCAACACCTACCTCCTTTCAAAGAAGGATTCGTACACTACATGAACTAAAACGTAGGCGTACGAAAGAGTCTCAACACCTATCGATCTGACTCTACTCTGAGTCTTATCAACAAGTCCAGCGGAGAATTAAGACTCTCCGCCGAGGACTTTTTCGGTGAGTGCGTAAGTCGAGGCTGAAAGAAGACCAACAAGGCCTTCAACCAGTTTCTTGGCTTCCGCAACGGTGTATCCGTTGACAGGACGGTCTACTACGAGATAAACACTCATAGAGACAGCCTGTTTTTTGGATTCTTCGTAGACGTTGGTAGATAGCTTTTCAACGTCGATCCGAACCAGATGCCGACGCCTGTTCGAACTCGTTTCTATCGTAGATAGAGTGAGTTTGTTCAGACCGTCGGAAGTGGAGTAGATGGATTTATAGCTCCCCGTATCGACACGGGGGGCCGTAACTTCCGTCCCTGCCACTTCTTTGAATTTCTGGGGATCGGTCAGTGCCATAGGCACACTCCTTATGATTGGTGACTTGGTCACCTGGTTTACGTAGTATGAACAACTACTACAACAACCGGGTTATACCGAGTGCTGCAGTTATGGCGAGTTGAGTAGGTGATAAACCCTCCCAACCAACACCAAACCCAAAGGGGGATGCGGGGCAGCGAGATTTCCTAACGGTTTCAAAACCGATGGAACAGCCGCCAACGTTTTTGGTAACATATTTGCCGGGTCTCTCTCGAAACCTGACAAACTGGTCACCATAGTTAGTGGATAGCTTTTCGATGGATTCTTCCATCATGTATCCATACCGCATCACAAGACCGGCGAGCGTGAAGTTAGTGATGTTATGAATAACATCACCAGGGTTCGTGAACCAATCGACGGCCCAACTCCACGGCGCAAGGTTCCAGAGAACATCTGGAGTAAGTGCGAGTCCGTAGACTGCATCGGCTTCTTTGCCGAAACCTAGGGACCTATGAAAGTTATCAGCTTTCCCAGGACCACCGTAGGTGAAACAGCCCTCGAACCAACGCTTACTTTCCTTAACAACGGAAACAGTGCGTCGTGACGGTGACCCACCCTGAGCAAAACCGGCGTTGCCGGTAATGCCGAGGAGGGCAAACGAGGAGGAAACCTCCTCCTCCCACCGTTCAACACTAGATGGAAACTCGAACCGACGGTGTATATTCCTACCTTCGTTGTGACGATAATTTTGCATTATGTCACGATGATGTCGGGCAGCATAAGCAACAGCCTGAACTTCAGACTGAAGCGGAGCCCACCCGAATTGGTAGTTCAAATACTCCGAGCCTGCAGACTTTGCAGCCCGAGTACGGCGCTCCCATGACTGAATGCCTGGAAGTGAGGGAACTCCCTCACGAAAGGTTTCAGCTAGGGCGGTGCCGAGCTCAGCGGTCGGGTTAGTTGGCGCACACTGAGAAATCGCAGTGGTACCTAACGCGGAAAGGGATTTTTCATCCATTTCTTTGGTAGTTCCACTATAGTGATTTCCAGTAGCAGTGGCTGCGACGAATGGACCAATAAAGGGTCCGGTATAGAAAATATCTTTACCAGACACAGTACGGCACATACGCTGCACAAAACCGGGCTCAATAAAAGAGCCGGTATGGGTCACGTGAAACGGACCGCCACTATCATATTTTCCGGTTTTCCGGTTAATAGGATGCCCCTCAGACCTCCATAATTTGGAGGTCCTCGTCCCTATCTTAGTCGTTTCCCCATTCCCAAAACCTTCATGGTTTTCGGGATCCACAAACTGTGGAGGAATAAAGATGGAAACATCTTTAACCTGGGTACGCGGCGATAGAGACGACATCTAGAGAGTTCCCTTCTTGGAATCAGACTATGTCTGATAGTGGGTATGCACAGCAGGCCTGAGACCATATGGGTTTTTAATCCATATGGAACCC